GTTGTCTATCGTGGTGCCGTGAAGGTCCCTATCGGGTCCCGCGCGACAATGACCAGGCAAAACCTGGGATTCACTTTAGATAACTTTGTCCCTACTGTATGGGAACTCATCCCCTATTCTTTCCTATTTGACTACTTCACCAATGTTGGTGATTTGCTCAGTGCTTGGTCTGCGTGGAATATCGACTTTGCATGGAAGAATCGGACCACTATCCTTCGTCGAGTCCATGAGGAATCGATGAATACGATAGTGAATCTAAATTACAACTCTGCATGGTACGACATCACTCAGGTCAACCTGGCTCCGAGTATATCGCGGACTGAAACTAGATCCGTAGCACGAAGTCGTCATACCGGGCCTCTTTTACCGACTTTTCGGTTTGAGATACCGGGGATGACTTCACTAAAGTGGCTTAATTTAGCTGCTTTAGCGAGCTCTCGTTCCAGTCTTACACCCTTTTAATCAACCTTCTTGGAGTTTATACTCATGACTTGGAGTCCTTCTTCGCCCGTAACAGGGGGCCCACAGACCGGCTTCACCTCTCCGACGTATACCCTTACATCGGATGTGGCACCGGATGTGAATGGAAAACAGCATGCTGTGACCGCGATTGGCGGTACGCAGGCTGGTGTCCGCACCCACTCTGTGTCCGATCCCTTCACTGTTACTTATGCTCGTCCGAAGAATATGAAAACTCTTCCCGGGCCTAACGCAGTGACTGGAAAGTACGCGAGTGTTCCCATGAATACTCATAGTATCATTGTCCGCAAGGGCGTGAACTTTGCCGCGAATAACGCTCCCCTTGTCTGCATCTCACGTGAATATATCGACGTGCCTGCAGGTTCGGATGCGTATGACGCAGCAAATATCCGCGCTCTCACTTCACTCAAATCTGGCATCCTGTTCCAACAGGCTGCGGGTGTAGGTGACACGTTAGTCTCCGGTATCCTTTAATGAAAAGGCGTATCGGGGATCGACGGGTCTCCTTAACCAGTATTGTCGTCGCTGTAGTCGTCGCCGTTATCACTTCCGTTTTCGGAATTGACATTGGTCCCTTTCTACAGTGACAGAACACGCTGGTCGAGTGAATGCTGACAACTTACTAGGAGGTTTTAGATGAACGAACCTACTCACATCATTGAGATAGATGATTCTACCGAAGGGCTTGAAACCCTCCGTCGGAATTACGAGCGTCTCTTTATGGAGATGGCTCTCAACGAACACCTTTTCATCGACTCGGCTCGAGTCGCTGCGATGGCAGTTCTAACTGAGACCCTGAACCATTTAGATCAACACGTTTTAATTATCAAAGATACAGATGGGACCCCCCAGGAGCCGACTAATCATCAGCCCTGGGAGGAGGTTCCCTACTGGAAAAAATGATAATATCTTCCTCTGATATTTGTGGCTAGTTATCTAACTTGGAGATACTTCGATGGGTGTTTGCCCTCAAGCTCTTTTTCAAGATCTTCTTCTCGAC